ACCACATTGTGTGAGCCAACGATTTTGAAGGTGTTCATAGAACACTCCTTGTCATGCGTGAATGGATAGATTGAAATCACAAGTCAGATATTGAGCGTCACCAATTGCAAGTGGTCGGATGGTGATCATGTCTTCCATGATCAGCGTTGAACACTCACCATCCAATGTTCTGTCTGACTCGATGGCTGCACGGATCGATTGCGCGCCATCCCAAGACATCCAAGAATCAAGGGTGCGTTGCGCTGCACGGTCACCCATGCGTCCCGCAATCACAGAGATGACGTACTTCCACTCAGACAAACCACCCTGCATTGCACGGTGATATGTGACGGACTGGATCTGAATCACAGCCATTGGTGGGGTGACTGCTTCAGGGAGATGATCTGCAACACGCAACCCAGGCACAGTTGCCAAAGCGCGTGCTATTGCATCGTGAAGGTCTGCAGCGTTCCCAGCCATCAGGCAACCACATGGATTCTGTATGGACGCAACATCCGTTCCACGTCAGGGTCAATGGCTCTCACCGTTATGGCTCCAAGTTCCCCAAACCCTGCGACACCCAGCAAACTATCTCCCCGCTTTACAAGACGGCCGGCGAGGATCAGACACGCTGAATGAACAGGATCTGGGACTGCAGGCCAACCCCACTTGGCTGTCACTTGACAACCAGCGGGAACAGCAGCCATTGAGAACGCACCTGCAAGACGCGCTGCAATCGATGTGATGGGAGTTCCCTTCACAATCGCGTTCAACGGTTCCGCTTGAAAGTCTGCTGCAGCAATAGTGGTTGCATATGTTCCGTCACCCGCTGAATCAGACTTGACCACAAGGCCGGTGGTGGAGGAGATGTCATCCACAAAGATGGTGTTCCCATCAATGGAGGTGAACAATCGTGCAGAGGCTGTTGCGTCTGCATAGAACCGGCGGTTGCAATGCTGATCAATGACCCTTGACGCTTCATTGATGCGCGCTTCCAGCAGTTCATCATCCACCGTGTCAAGAATGCGGAGGATCTCTTTCAGTTCTGCAAGGGTGCAATAGCCATTTGTGATGGTCACGGGAGTCTCCACACGCGGACATATCCGCTAACGATTTCAGGAATGTTGTGTTCAGCCATGTGAGCTGCAACTGCAGTCCCCTTGCCATCACCGTTTCGATTGTCGTCAACAGCGACGATTGAGCCGGAGGAGAGCAGATGCCAACACAACTTGAGTTCAGACAGATGATGTTCAGACGCTGGTTGCGGGTTCGCAAAGTCAACATCGAAAGAGTCCAGATACAGGAAGTCCACGTTGGAAATCTCGAGATTTTGCAGAACCTGCAGAGAGTCTCCGGTGATGGCTGTTGTGTTCTGCAGATTCATGCGTTCCACAAGTTCAGCGCATCCGGGGTCAAGGTCAATGGTTGTGACATGACCAGACTTCAGTCCTGCGTAATGATCCCAGACAACAGTTGACTGACCGTCTCCCAACCAGTTTCCCGGTTCACGGATTGTTCCGGTCTCAAGGATCACACAGTTCTCTGGAAGCATTGCGGTGATGCGTTCAAAGGCTGTGAGTCTGTGTCCAAGAAGATTCCATGGGATCATGCTTCACCCATTCTCTTGTCAATCTCTGTGAGAATTGGTTTCCAATACCGGTCAAAGACCACGGAGTGTTCGTAGAACTCTGCATGAGACCGGGCTGCAGCGCGTCGCTCAGGATTGACTGAGGTCAGATAGGCATCCTGAAGGTTCTCAACAATGCAATGAATGAGCGGTGTTGCAAACCATGCGGATTGCAGAGCGTCCCAATCAGGCTGAACAGCAGTCACCCAACCATGATCTGCAACCAACTCTGGTTGAGCGGTGAACGCAGACACAATTGATGGGACACCACACGCTGCAGCCTCAAGGACTGGAACTCCGAACCCTTCACCACGGGAACACATGAGGTGAACATCGAATGATGCAATTATTCCTGCAAGAACACTTGATGGTAACCCTGCATAGTAGGCCCACTGGTCAACCCACACCAGACGGTCTTCAGGAATCCCACAGGCATGAGCCAGTTTCACAAGGTCAATTCCACCCTGTGCGCCCCGCTTCTCAGAGTGAATGTAAAGGAACACGTCATCACGCTGCTGCATGAACTGTCCCATTGCCAGAAGGTTTTCACCCCATGCCTTGCGGAGTGGGGCAGCACCCTTGTTCGCTGCAACGATTCCGACAAGGAAAGCGTCTTCAGGAATGTTCAGGACTGAGCGTCCAGGCGCACCATCAATTGTTGCATCCGGTTTGAACACGGAAGTGTCAACACCATGTGGTGCATACATTGAGTCAATGTCTGCATTGTGCAGCATCTGTTCCCCAAAGCGTGACATGGCGACAGGTAGAACATTGTCACGTTGGCACCAGTCGAGAACATCCGGTGGTGCAGGAGTGTGATCGATGGGAACCCATGATGCAATAACGGGAACATCATCAATCTTAGAAGATTTGTAAACCCAGCAGTCGAAGAGAGTGATCAGCGCAGTGCGCTTCTTCGTGGTTTCCTCTGCATACTTGGTATGAGCTGCGAGAATGTCTACTGAGTACGGGGTGAAGCCACAGGGAAGGACTTCGATTCCTTCCCAACTGGAGATTCCACCTTGGAGTCCATAGTTGACTGAGAGCGTGACGGTTTCTTTTTCGCGCTTGATTGCTTGCGCGAGCGCGGCGGTTTGGACTCCGTATCCGGTCCCGGTCCACGGTGCGTTGGAGTGGATGAGATAACCGGTTGAACTTGTCTTGCGTGCAGCAGCGGTTCCGCTAACCAGTCGGGAAGTTCCACTTCCGCTCCTTGAATGAGAACCAGCATTGTTGTTCCGTTTCGTGCCCATGTTGTTTTCTCCTTGGCCCGTGAATGTTGCCCGTGGTGTGGGAGATGGAAGCGAACAGGTACGGGCCAACCTGCGTTGCTTCCATCTCCCACGAAATCAGATGATGCGTCCGATCAGGACGCGCCACCCTTGAAATACTTCACAGCGTTAGCGTCAACGACGTTGCCATCTCCGCGCCATGTGACACGGAAAGTGATCAGGTCATTCAGGAAGCCAACTGAATCGTCTCGACTAACATCGATGCCCCTCACCTGACGCACAAAATAGCCTGAAGCGAAGTCACCGAAAAGCACCGAAATGGCACCGGTTGCAGCGGACGCAATGTCTGGGTTTTCCAGCACACCGTGACCAAGCAACTGATCCGGCTGACCATCTTGGAAAGACGGTTGCCAGATGTAGGTTCCGTTTCCGTCCTTGATCTTGCGGACAGCAGCGGTGGTTGCAGCGTTCATCTGGAATGCTGCTCCACGGCGACGATAGGGAGACTTGACCGAATACACAAGGTCAACCAGATTCTCATACGTCGGAACACCAGCAACACCAGTTCCACCGGTAACAGCAGAACCCGCGCCGGTAACAATACCGGTGGGCTGAACAGTACCGGTTCCCAAGGTGAGACCGTAGTTCACCGCGGTACCCATGCCCACAGCAGCCTGCGAGGCCACGAACGAAAGAAGATCAATACCGCTATCTTCCACAACCTCTCGCGAGAGCTGAAAACTGGCCGCGTACTTAAACGCTCCAAGCGTGATGAACGCTGCAAACGTTGGGTCAGACTCAGCAATGGCTGTGCCTTCAGCAGTAACAGCAGGGGCTGTGTACGTTGCGGTGCGTGGGATCTGAAGGTTCTCACCTGACGTGGTGGTGAGCATCGTCACCACATTGCCGTCAAGCATTGGACCCTGAATCACCAGTTGTTCAACCAGGCGGTCATAGAAAGAAGTCGGAACCGGTGAACCGGTGCTGGACTTCAACACATCGCGCTGTTCAAATGAATGGTTGCGACGCTCACCCATAGCAATTTCACGGATGATGTCTGAATCAGTCTTCACACCGGGTGCAACCTCACGGGCTGCAAAGTCGGCGGGAAGTCCCAGAGCGGAACGTGACTCATCAATGGCACGTTCACGCTTTTCACCCTCGATGAGGAAGTTGCGACGTGCATCAAGTGCGTCAATGTCCGCATTCATGCGGTTGAATTGTTCCGACTCTTCGCCGGAAAGGTCTCGACCTTCAACGGTTGCGTCATCAAGAAGGGCCTTGGCCTGTTCCCATGCGCGCGCGCGCTGTTCGGTAAGACGTGAGATGAGTTCTTCACTCATGTTCTGTCCTCCAATGGACTGTTGGTTTGTGATGAACGCAAGTGGTGGTCAATGGTGGTCACATCGGGATGTGACCGGGCGTTGACTCCGGTCTGCGATTGTTCAACCTCAATCAGCGTTTGCTGTTGAGATCGAAGATGCGTTGTGCAAGTGCGACCGGTAGCCCACGGTCTGCTGCTTCTTCAACGGCGATTTCTTCAGTAGTGCGAACGGTTGCACCAGATGTTGCAGGGTATGCAGGGAATCCAGTCACAACGGACACCTCATGCAGAATGACTTCCCGCAACTCACGCGTCTGACCGTTGTCAGAGAATGAGTCACCACCACGGGGAATGGAGAACCCAAATGACATGGAGTGAACAACCCCTGATTCAATGAGGGTTGCAAGGTCACGTCCAGCGGTGGTGTCTGGAAGGTCTGCTTCTGCACGCAAACCGCGCGCGTCTTCACTCAATCGGAGTGAACCGTTGCGGGTGGTTGCGAGTGGTTGACCAGAGTCATGGTTTACGAACATCCGGATTTCACGTTCACTCTTGAGTGTGCGACGGAATGCACCAGGCGCAATGGTCTCTGTGAACGGGAGTGGTTCAGATGGGGAGTTGAACACAGCCGCGTAGCCTGAGAAGACTGGTGAGCCTCCTGCAGTATCTGCTGCACGGAGTTCTAATCCTCCAACTTCCATGGTGCGGAACTCAACATCACGTCCATTGATTCGACGGTGTTCCGTTTCCAGCATCGAGTAGCGTACTGGTGGGGTGGTCATTTCTTCTTCCTCCATGAGAACACCTGCAGGCTCTTCTGGAGCAGGCTCAATGTTCAGTAGTTGTTCAGGGATAATCCAGAACTTGCAAAGCCCGTTTGGATCAATGTCCCCTGCTACAACTTCACAACCGCGTGGGCCTTCATAGAACGCACACGATGCACACACCATCCCGTCAGCAATGAACGGATTGTTCTCTGCTTCCATGAAGTGCGACCCATGCGCTCCGTTGGTTTTGTCGAACTGACCAAAGATCTCAACCACAGATTCCAGATCACCATAGAGAGCTGACTGCAACGGAGTGAGCGGATATGTGTCTGCGTCTCTTGTCTCGATGTGTTCCACTTCAGACCTCACGGTTTCTTCATCGTTGCTGACATCCTCAAGAATTGCTGTTGCGCGTGACCATGCGGAATCTCCACCCCACAAGGCCCATGCAATGCGTCCGTTGGATGGATAACCATCTTCACCCGATGACCATCCTTCTGCTTCACGGTCAACCTGATGACGGTCAAAATAGGCTTTGATTCTTCGCCATGTGTCAATGGGAAGATTGCGCCGGTTCACAATGTCGCGTGCGCGTGCAATACCAATCTCAGTCCCACCGCGCCCGTATTCATTGCGCCAGTCCAAACCGCGTTGCGCTTCCTCGATCATCCCCTCTGTTGGAGGATATGAATCAAGCGCGCGCGCTTCTGCTTCTGCAATCTCTAATGCTGCAAGATGAGCTGCAGCCTCAGACTGTGTTGCATGACATCCACCGGGAACAATGGATTCATCTTCAATCTTGATGACTGCGAACCCATCGCAACCATCAGCGTTGTCATAGATTGTGTAGGGCATGAATCACACCGGAGGATCTGCGTCTGTTCCCACAGGAGGAAGATCAGGATTGTCACCGGGAACGGCCATGGGCGCACCGGGGAGAGCCATTACAAAATCGCTGCCACCCGGGAAGTACGGTTCCATGCCTTCCATGGCGCGTGCTTCATTGGGTGTGAGGATGCCTGACATGATTCCGGTTTGATAGGTGCGGAACCGGCCTGCAATATCTGCACGCATAAACCCTGCAGGGTCAATGTGGATCTCATCTGGTGGAGCCATCAGAGACGACATAGCCATTTCAATGCGACGGATCCAAGGCATGAGCGTGTATTGCACAAACTGCATTCCCGAAGATTCCACGTTCTGATAGGTCTGTGAATCACCACGGGCTGAGATCATGTGTGACGGGATGCGGAAGATGCGTGCAACCTGCAGCACCTGTTCCATGCGAGTGTCATTCATCTGTGAATCAGCAGCAGAGGTTTGGACGCTCTTCCACTTCATGCCACCAGTCAACACAGCGGGGCGACGCTTGCGCCGGTTCTGTGTTTCCCATGTGGCCTGAAGAGTCTTAGCCTGATCCACCGTCATGTCACCGTCAACCTCAAGAACAGAAGACGGAGTTGCACCCTGTGCGTAGAACTGCGCC